GGATCGGCAGTTTGTGGTCGGCCTTGTTCGACGTGTCGTCGCTGTGGACGATGCAGTAGCGCATCCATTGTTCAGGTGTGAACCGTGACGAGGACACGTCCCACGGGTCGTCAGTGATCGCTGCCAGCATCCATCGTTCGGAACCGCCGTCTCCGAGCGCGACGTAGGCATCGCGGAACGCTGGGACGTGGACGAGTGTCGCCGCACGCAGGCGCAGGGTGGCAAACACGGTCCCTTCGCCCTCCTCCGAGGCGAGTTCCGCACTGTCGGCATCGACGGACACGCCACGGATGTCGCCGTCCAGCAGCGCACCGACCGCACGATCCGCGATCTCGCTGTCGGAGAACCATCCGCTGCCGAGGACGAGGTTCCCTTCCCGCCACACGTCGTCCACAGAGCCGACGACGACAGCCCCGTCGTGTCCGCCGGTGTCGCGTTCCTGCCAGCGCAGGTGCAGGGGCAGTTCGTCCCATTGCAGGGCACCTTCGGCGAACCGCCTGCCGTCGCCGGTCGGTTCCTCTTCGACGGCCAGCACCCCGTGCCAGGGGATGGTGAACGGGATGATGTCTTCCAGGTCGTCGTCTACGCCTTCCACGTCGATGGTGTCGTCGTCCGCCATCTCTTCCTCCGATGCATCGAACTGCGGCCTGATACCGCTCTTGCGGTCCATGTAACCACTGTTTCCTGGTTTCCTGCCGTCCCTGTCGACCCTGAGCCATCCGCCGTTGCTGATGATCTTCTCTTCCGCTTCGGTGGCACGACGACGTTTCATGACTTTCCCGGCGGCTGTACCGGCTCCACCTTTCTCGCCCGGCTGGCCTTCCCGTACAACTTCGGGAGTGCGCCGGTTCTCATACCAGATCAAGTCGTGCTTCGCGAACGTGTCTGATGCGAACATGCTGGCAGGGGCAGCCACGCACCGGCATTGAATCCAGCAGGAGGGGTCGCCGACCGGGTCGCCGGGGAACATCATCTCCACCCCGCCGCAGACGGTGAACGGTTCCGACCATCCACGCACCTGCCCGTCCGCTTCGACGTGCATCGGTCTGACCTTCGTATCACGTTTCGATAACCAGAGTTTCTGCGACTGGTCGGCCGCTGCGACTCTCGCACCGTTCACGACGGCGGTGCCGAGCCAGTCCGCGATGCGTCTGGTGCTGGATGTGCCTTTCGCGAGGGCGATTGCCGGTTCCACCCTGTCCCAGAACCAGCCGAACGCCGCTTGCGGAGTGTTGAACAGGCCGAACCGCTGATCCGCTGCCGCGAACTCTTCCTCGAATATCCCGCGCAACGGTTCCCGCAATGCTTCTGCCGTGTCGCCGGATGCGAGCGCGTCTTCCACGAACGGGAGGAGGCGGTCCGACACGTCCGTCATCCGGGCGACACGTTCCAACCGGAACTGCTCCCGCGCGTTCATCTTGCGTCAGCCCCTGCCAGCGCAGCCGTCAACGCTTCACGGGTGTGCTGCACCTGTGCTGTCAACAGGCCGCGCACATACATGTCCAACCGTGACACCACGGCAGCAGGATTGCTTGTGTATGCGGCGAGGATCGTCTCAGCGAACCCCCATGCCCCTTCCAGCAGGCTGTCGTTGCTGCCAGATGCCACCAGATACCGCTCATGCACCGGAATCTGCATGATCTGGTCCGTCCGCTGCTTCCCGCCGACGAGCCTGTTCCCGGCACGTTCCAACGCACGCATCACCAGCACTTCGGAGCAGGCGATCAGCGACGCCTGATCCGCCAGTTCGCCATCCAACCCGCGTTCGATCCTCCTCCTCGACCGTTTCTCGTCGGGTTGCAGCGGCTGGCTGATCCGGTCCACCACATCGGGGATGGACCGCGTCTCCTCGCGACGCGGATCGACAGGGAGCAACGGAAGCCCGAGAAGTTCCAGCGCAGCCGCTGTCTGCTCAGGTGTCGAAACCCCGGTCGCAACCTTCCTCAACAACCAGAGACGCTTCTCGTCCTGGGACGGGAGGTCCACCTCGGAGAATCCAGTCTCCCTCCGCAACGCCGCCCCCGACAACTCGCCACGGTCGTAGAGGTCGATTGCTTGCGTCGAACGGTCCGGTCTGACCCTCACCGCCGACGTGTCCGCGATTACATGCCACTTGCTCGGGTCTTCGACCATCCCCTTGATCGAAGGACGGATGTATGCGGTTGCGATAGCCGAAGTGATCACCGCCAGGCGCGGCTCGACGTGGGTCTTCAACGTCGAATCATCAATCAGCCATGCCGTCCAATGGTTCGAACCTGCCACGCCGAGCAGCGCCTCCGGTGGAACATCCAGGCCGAGCGCCAACTGGCGGATCGCGCTGTCCCGCATCTCCAGCACCGCAGCATCCAACGGCGACCAGAAATGCAGCAGTTTCACCTTGTCCAGGTGTTCCCCAGGCCCGGTGACCACCATCGGAACCTGCGCAGCGGCGCTCCCCCTGTCGCGCAGAGCGGTCAGCATCACCTCGCCGAGCGCCTTGAGGAACGTATCCGCGCTCGATGAGGCCGGATCAGCATTTCCGTCATGCCCTGCGAACTGTATCTCCGAAGGGACCAGCAGGAGTCCCGGTCCGCTCAGACGCGAATCCAACTGCGAGGCGATATGCTCGTTCAGCCTCACGATCTCCTGAAGAACGCCGATGTTGGACCTGATAGGAGAATCAGCCATCGCCGGGTCGCGCGGATGCGGCTGCCAAATCCTGGCGACGAACGTATCGACCTCCCGTTTCCCACGGCCGTCGCCGAAATCGCCGAGAATCTTCGCCCCGCGCTGCACCAACTTGCCCGATGCGAGAACGTGCCAGCCGTCCTCGCCATCAGCGACATGGTACGCCTCCCCGGATATCGTCATGTTCAGCGCAGTCTTGTACAGCATCTCCTGGTGCCCTGCACGGCCTCCGAAGTACTGTTCCAGCGCATCGACCGCCGGACCGTCGTCCACCGGCACCAGCGACCCCCCGGACTCCACAGCGATGCGCAGTTCCGCGCGGGAGACGAGATTGGAGAGCATCACAGCCACGAAACGCAACTGTCCGACCGTGTTGTAGTAGCCCCAAGCCTGGTCCATCCACGCCTGCGCGGCGGAAGGCGATGAAACCACCCTGATGGGCAGTCTCGCAGCGGAAGCGACGAATCCGTTCGTCGGATCGGGCTGCGCCGCATGTCTGCGTCCCGGCATTCCTACTCCTCACCCGTGTCCCAGGCGACCAGCATGCCAGCCAGATATACGACCGACAACCACCCGCAAACAGCCCACCACACCCAGTGGAACCCCGAGAGCCACCCCGCCCCTACCACAGCGAGGCCGATGTATGGAGATGCGCAGTACGGGCACACCGCCAACTCCGACCATGCGGAACGGTTGAACGCAGCGATCCACCTGTTTCGCAGCCACGCAGCAGGCGGCCACGAATCGTACACCGCGAGTCTCGTCAACCTGGCCGTCGCCAGCACCGAAACCAGAACCCCGGCGATGATCCAACCTGCCCCGGCATCCTCTACGACGTTCACGCCGCCCCCCCGTTGATGAGGCGCAACGGCGAAGCCACATACGCCTTATGGACCTGCGACACCGCACTCACCGCGTACACCATCGCATCGAGCCTGTCGGGCGACTTCTGGTCAGAGAACGGAACCCACTCGCACATCTGGTCCTCCAACTCCTTGAAGACGCCGCAATGTTTCACCCTGCCCTGCTCGTACAGCCCTAGCACCGGCTCCGCGCGAAGTTTCTTCGACCGCCGCGCGGAAATCTTCACGATCCGCGCCTTCACCCCGGACGTGCGCAACGTATGTTCGACCATGTCGGCCCCGAAGTTCGTCTCAGCGACGACGGCGTCAGCCGAATACTCCTCGTAGAGGTCGCGCACCGTCACCGCCCATGCGTGCGGCGAGTACCTGCCGGACCTGTCGGCGACGATATACACCACTCCCCTGCGTATCCCAGCCACGACGATCCCCGTCTCGTCGCTGGACTTCTTGTCCGTACCCGCAGGATCGACCGCCACCACGACACGGTCGAAATCGTCCGGCGCAGCAGCCTCCCTGGCCGCTTCCACCAGTTCCCACGTCCACAGAGCGCCCTGCACGTCCGTCAGAACCTCCGCAAGCAGTTCCTGCCTGCCAAGACGTGTCCCCTCGTACTTGGAGATGATGCGCTCAGCGAATACCGGCGACAGGTTCGCAAGATTGTCGTAGGTCGACGCCCTGGACAGCACAGTCCTCTCATCGGCGAGGAGCGCCTTCAACCACGGGGACGGAGACGGAGTCGTCGTCACCATCACCTTCGGAGCCTTCCCCATCCGCAACCCGAACAGCAAGTTGTCCCATACATCCTGAACCAGCGGGTAGAAGCACGCCTCGTCGCACAGCGCAGCCCCATGCTCCGGTCCGCGAAGCCTGTCAGGCTCCTCGGCTGAGAACACCGAACCCACAGCGCCGTTCGGCCACGTCAACCGGCGTTTCGACGGCTCCCACAACGGCCGCTTCCCCGGAGCCGCGATCCGCAGCAGCCCAGACTCCCCTTCCAGCAGCACATCGCGTGCCGCACCCGACGTAGGAGCCACAAGCGCCACGCGCGGCACCTGCTCCACCATCTTGTGGACCCACTCATTGCCGGTCCGCGTCTTCCCGGCCCCCCGCCCCGACATCATCAGCCACGTCAGCCAACGGTCGCCGGGCGGCGGCTGCTGATCAGCGCGGGCATGGTTCCACGACCAATCCCCGTGCGGAGAACCGTCACAACCGCGCACATTGCAGAAGAACGGCCTCCAAGCCGCATTCTGCAACTCCTTCAACCGCTGAAGGGCACGCTCCTGCGCGGCAGGCGTCCAATCCTTGTACCTATCAATATCTGGCGGCACCTGGCACCTCCATGCGGAGTTTCGTCCCCTGATACACGCGCATATCCGGCACCCACTCCGCGCCCTCCGCACGCAACTGCGCCGCAACAGCCCTCTGCAACCACTCCTGCCGCGAAAGACCCGACCCTCGCGCATGAACCTCAACCGCCCGACGCCCCGCAGGCGACACCCTGAACCTCAACTCCACAGCGAACCCGATCCCATCCCCCGGATCGAGCAGCAGACCATCACGCCAATCACTCAATCGCCAGCACCTCCCCCGAAACACCGAAACGCTCGGCGGACATCTGCAACACCTCAGCCACCCACACATCAATCTCAGCAGCAGACGGAGAATGCACAACAACCTCCACCGGCGCATCCAACCCCATCAGCCTCGCATGCCGATCCACCACAGCCAGAGCAGCCCGTGCAGCCGCAACCTGTTCAGGGTTCTCCTCATCCAACGCCTTCCCCCACAAACCCCTCAACAACGCCAGAAGCCGCGCCTCCTCCTCTGCCCGCAACCGCGAACGATCCGCGTCATCCACCCTCTCCGCAGCCAACCCGCGCTCCACCGCCGACCGCGCAGCACCAGCATCCGGCAGACCCAGCACCTCCGCGATCTCGTCGAACGACGCGCCAGCCACACGCAGAGCAACCGAAGCACGCGCCACCGACACACCAGCCACAACAACCTCCCAAACAACACAATCCTATACACACCCCCACACCCGTAACCCGCCCGAACCGCCATGTACAATCAGCCACAAGCAGCGGCCAGCCCTCATGACCGTCACCGGCCCGTCCCCGGTGTGATCCCCGTCGCAGGGTCACACGCGCACGCGGAAATCGCACCCCGCCAGGACCGGAACACACTGACGAGAACCCCGGCACCCTGAAGCATCCTCCCTCCGAGATGCCCATGTCGGAGGCGCAGCACCCCAGCGCAGGAGTGAGGAAAGGACGGTGGCAGTCGCCCGCAACAACGGGAACGGGCACAGGCCCCCGAATCGAAGCCCGACCCCCACCGGGTCGGGACTGAGAAACGCAACCCCCCCACCACCAACAACCGTAAACCGATATCTCCCAAACCCACCACACACACCAACCAGATATTCACTACGTGGGGCTGGTTATTGCCGTTTTGTCGTTGTTGATCATGGTCCCCATATACGGTTCAAGTAGTCCGGTGCATACGGCTCCGGCGGTAGGCGTATCAAGGTTGATACGCGGATTGGGTAGGGATCATGAAGACGATCGTTGACAGCAAGGGCACCATCAGCGGAGCGTTTCTCGCGGCCGCACACAACGACAACGACGAGACCCGCGCGGCAGCTATGGCCGTTGTGAGCGCGACGCACGGCAAGGGAATCGCCTTGCTGACCACCGCCCGTATCGGCACGGCACTCGTGTGGTCAGCTGTTGCTGTGACGAAGTCGGTCGAAGCGGCAGACGACACGACTGGCGAGACTGGTCGGTTGAACCGGACTCACTACAAGTCGCTGTCGCGGCTTGTGGTTGTCCACAAGGTCACTGACGCTTCGCCGGGGTCAACCCTGTACAAGTACGCCGCAACGGGTCTCCGTGCAGGCAAAGACGCTTCTGTACTGCACCAATACGTTGGCAAGGCCGCCGAAGACTTCGACCTCGCGACGTTCGAACGCATGGTCGATTCCGTCGTGACGGCGCGTGCGGCCGCCGAACGTAGCAAGCGGAACCGCTCCACGACCGATGCCACGACCGATGCCACGACCGACACGACCGACACGACCGATGCCACGGCCACCGATGCCGCTACCGATGCCGCTGCCGCTACCGATGCGTTCAAGCGTGCCGTTGCTGCGGCTCTGGACGCGGGTCTGTCTCGGGCGTTGTTGGTGGAGTTGGTTGGCGCGGTGTAGTTTTTCCTGGCGCGTCTCCCCTAGGGTGCGGACCGTAATGGTTCGCGCCCTAGGGGTGTTTGTGTTTGGGTGGTTGGCGCGTATCAGGGTTGATACGGGCCGCGTGGTGGTTGTTCCGGGTGGGGTGCGTGGTGGGGTGCGTATCAGGGTTGATACGTGGTGGGGTGCGTATCAAGTGTGATACGGGGTGGGGTGTGTTGGCGTAGTTGGACGTGGTGCGTATCACGCATGATACGCGTTGCCGCTGGTTCGATTCCG